CTGGCGCATAGTTCACCATTCCAAACACCGCAAAACTGCCCAAGAAACGGCACTCGCATTACACACGCCGGAGTCGGCCACCCCCTACCTTAGTCGAGGCTCAACGCGACTATGGTGGCCACCACTACGACAATAGTGGTCGACTCCGGCTCGTACCTGTGCGAGAGTTTGTTCCTGTGGTTGCCAATTTCAGGCTCGATGAGGCTCCCCGCATCGATGCTCCTGTCTTGGCCCCACTTGATCAATTGGGTCCGGTATTGTCTCAACAAGTACCGGTCGTCACTGGCAATGACTTTGAGTCAATGTTGGCCGCTTTTAATAAGCGTTGCAACTTCCATAGTGACGAGAGAGTTTGCCCCAGTATTGTGAAGGACGCCAAGTTACTGGCGTCCCTCGTCTTCCCGAAGATTGCACCATTCGACTGGACACAGGACATCTACGACCGCTGGGTCGGGAAGTTTCCGCCAGAAAAACAAGCCCGGATGGCAACAGCAATTAACAATCTTCACGATGTAGACTTCCGCTCCCTCAACACCAAGTCACTCATGGTCAAGGGAGAAGTGCTCTTAAAACGGAACGACTCATCATGGGCTCCGCGCGTCATTTATGTGGGTTCTGACGAATACAACGTCCTCACAGGTCCGCTTATGGATGAATTCAATAAGCGGCTATCATGCGCGTTAGACGAGTTCTCAGACTTCAGCGTTGAGAAAGTCATTTTCGCCTACACCAAACAGGATGTGGAGGTTGCCTCCGCCCTCGCTGGGTGTGACAGGTACGTCGAAGGCGACTATTCCGCAAATGACAAGAGCCAGCTGAAGGATGTTCATGAGATTTTTGCACACTGGTTGAAGTGTTCTGGAGCTCCTTTGTGGTTCCGTCGCTTTTATATAGCGAACAGCCGCTCCTTTAGGGTGGTTTCATATGATTACGGTGTCAGCGCCACGATTTACAATCAGTTGGCCACCGGTGGTACTGACACCACGGGTCGCAACACTATATGGAACCTTTCCCTTTGGTGGTCGTTCGTGCGGAAAATGAAATATAAAAACACGCGAGCAGCTGTGCTTGGCGACGATTTGGCGGCAGGCGTTTGGCAAAAAATCGACCTCGTTGCTTGGAAAGAACATTGCTCTTCAGC